GCTTGGTTCTTTAATAAAAATGGTCTTTGTGCTATTTGTGATAAAGGAGCTGACCAAGGAACAATAACAGCTGTGACTAAAAGAGTAAATGGTGGAACAATTGGTTTACCTGATCGAATTAAACATTTTGTAGAATATTATAATTTATTAAAATAATGAGTGAGTTTCAATTAAAAGAAGGACAAGGATATATCTACGTTGGAGAATATTTTCATAAGTTTGGAAAAGAAGTTCCATCTGAAAAGAAAATAGGTAAGACAGATGATTTATTAAAAATTCCTCAAATCGATGATTATGCTTTTAGTTTAGATTTTCATACACCAGATGTTTACTTAGTTGATGATGTTGAAAAAATGTATAAAGCATTAACCCATATTTTAGATCATGACCAACTTAAAGAAGACTGGTTTGAAGATACTGATGGAGATTTAAAAGATAGAGTAGCTAAGTTTATGGCTGCTTTTGGCTATACTGAAATTGCTGATGTTGATGGAGATGGCATTCCTGACCACCTAGATGACGTTATTGGTTGAATTTGACAACTGACATGACCCAATTAAGGTAGTTTAATATAGGGCCTATATGAGAAGTATAGGCCATCTATATTTATGGTTGTGAACATCAATAAAATATTTGATTTATTCAATGATAAAGAACCTGATTCTCTTAAAGAGAAAGCACAGGTAGCAGATGTTTTAATTAAAGATTATAAAAATCATCCTTTATTTTGGGTTGGTATGTTTAAAAAACTTATTTATAATCATGAGGTCTTTCACCTTCAATTACTTAAATTTTTTGATAAATTAGATGAAGGTTTAGATCAAGTAGATATAGATAGAGCTGGAGAATATGTAGTGTTTACTAAGGCTTGGGAGTATATTAAAAAAATAGATTCTAATAATTTACAACATCAAGAAGCTATTTACCAATTTTCAGATATACATTTAAAAACAGCTTTAGAATTATCTATAAATTACTTTCAGGAACAAGAAGAGTATGAAAAATGCTCACATCTCCAAAAGAATTTAGAATTTGTAAAACTCCTTTTAACCTAAGTTTGGCTCACATATTTTTCCTTGTTACATTATATCTACAGGGTTAAGAAAGAAATATGAAAAACAGAGAAATAATAATGAGACGGTTGGAAAGAGCAGAGGGGCAGATAGAGAAAATGTATTTTTTCCTACAACGGGGCGGAACAACAGAACAGGTTCAAGAAGTATTAACAGTGCTTAGGGAAGCAATTGATGATGCTAAGGTGTTTGTACAACAGGAACCTTTAGGACCAAACGAGATTAATAATATTTAATTTATGAATTTAACAGCAGAACAAATCCAACAGAATTGGGTACGTTTAATTGGTTTTATTGAGGATCATATTTCTGAACCTCGTAAAACGAAATTAATGGAATTTTATGAAAAGTATTCTGAGCGTCTAATGTTGATGCCTGCCGCTCATAAAAAGGAATATCATAATGCATTTCCTGGAGGATATGTAGAGCATGTAAATAGAGTGATTACTTGTGCTCTTCATCTTCATGAATTGTGGGCTCAAATGGGAGCTGATATTACTACTTATACTAAAGAAGAACTTGTATTTTCTGCCCTAAATCATGACCTGGGTAAATTAGGTGATGAGGAACATGACTCATATATTCCTCAAACAGATAAATGGAGACAAGAAAAATTAGGTGAAGATTATATGTTTAATGATAAACTGCCTTTTGCTTCTGTACCTGATCGTGGCTTATATTTACTCCAGGCTCATGATATTAAGTACACATTTAACGAAATGATTACTATTCAAACTCATGATGGTTTATATGATGAAGCTAATAAGAAATATCTTTTAACTTATATGCCAGAGACTAAACCTAGAACTAGCTTGCCTTATATTGTACATCAAGCTGATTTAATGGCTGCTCGTATTGAGTTTGAAAAAGAATGGTTTCCTAAATTTAACTTGGAAAAGCCAAGTAAATCATTTACCTTGGAGACAAATAAAAAATCAACACCTTCATCACCAGCTACTAAAAGTAAAGCATTAGGTAGTTTAAAAAGTGAAGGATTGAAAAACATGTTAAATAATTTATGATATTTTTAGTAATTGTTTTAGGTATAGCGGTCGTGGTCTTAGGATACACGACCTTTAACCTTCTTAGAAAAAATGAAAAACAAGAAGATATTTTAGCTTCATACTTAACTTACCTTAATAAAATCTCAGACATTATCGAAATGTCAGATAAAAAAATCCATGAGATAGATGTTAAAGGTTCTTTTGAAAGTGATGATGAAATTGGTTTTTTCTTTACAAACATTAAAATGATTCAAGATGTTTTAAACCAATTTAGAATTAAAAACTTATGAGTGATGTAGTAGTTAAGAAAAAGAAAGGAGTACAATACTTTACTCAGGATACTGAGGATGCTATTGTATTATATAATAATACTCCTACGTTTGAAGAAAAGAATAAAATATACCATGAACGTATTCATTATGCTTTCTTTAAACTAACAGAAAATATTATTCATACTTTTAAGTTTTATTATACTGAGGTAGATAATATTGAGGATTTACAATTTGAAGTTATTTCCTTTCTAATATCTAAGATGCATCTATTCAATCCAGCTAAAGGAGCTAAAGCATATTCTTATTTTGGTACTATTGCTAAACGTTATCTAATTTTATCTAATCAAAAGAATTATAAGAAACGTATTGATACTGCACCTATAGAAACCCTAGAAGAAGATGAACGTCACTCGTACGAGATGGATGATTCTCAACCTATAGAACGTTTATCTTACTTTATAGACAAATTTGCTGAGTATTGTACTGAGCATATATTTGAGTTATTTCCAAGAGGAGAAGATGCTCAAATCGCAGATGCTATTTTAGAACTATTCCGTAAACGAGAAAACTTAGATGTATTTAATAAAAAGGCACTTTATATTTACATTCGTGAGATTATAGATGTTAAGACTCCTAAAATTACAAAAATCGCAAATCAACTCTACGATATATTTAAAGAAGGTTATGTATTTTATTTAGAGCACGGATATACAAAGTTTTGATTTTAATATTTATAATCAAAATTTATGAGTTTAGACGCTGTAATATTTAAAAAGAAAAAATTTTCTGATATCTTAGAAGAAATTTATGAGAACCAAAAGAAAAAGGAATCACAAATTTCTGCTTTAATCGGTGAATTAAAACCTCTTATTAATGATATTGGTGACGCTACTTTAGTTGTTCCTTTGATTAAGGAATATATGGAAATTGGAGTTAAAAATGATGAACAATTAATCAAAATGGCTACAATTGTTCAACGTGCTCTGCAAGTACAAGCCCAAAACAATTCTAATGAATTATCTTTTTCAGAAGAAGAAAAAGCACAGCTATTTGATTTAGCTAAAAATATTGGAGAAAATAAATAATGTCTTTATATCCTGAAGGTTTAGCATCCCAAGTAAATTATTTAACTGGAAAACCAGCTAACTCAGGATATTTTTCAATTACTCCTGTTAGAGTTAAATATACGTTTTTAGATTTAGACCAAATAAAAAAAGAAAATCCTAAATTATATAATAAATACCAAGGTGATTTTTCTTTAGGAGGTATCATTTTTGATTCTGTTTCAAACCCTACTGAAGAAGGTAAAGAAGAAAATCAATTTGAAGGATTATCTTTTGCTTTACCGTTATTTCCTAACTTTAAGCAAATCCCTTTAATAAATGAGATTGCTTATATTATAAGTTTTCCATCTCCTAATTTACAAAATCCTAATTTTATTGATTTAAATAATACTGCTTTTTATTATTTTCTTCCTATTAATATTTGGAATAGTATCCACCATAATGCTCTTCCTGATCCTCTCTCAACCACTACAAAAACCCCCTCAGAACAAAAATCTTATCAACAAGTTGAAGCAGGATCTAGAGTTAAAACAAATGATGGAGTTGATGATATTGATTTAGGGCAAACATTTGATGAACAATCTAATATAAGAAACCTTCAACCTTATGAGGGAGATATTATTTTTGAAGGTAGATGGGGTCAATCTTTAAGATTTAGTTCAACAGTAACAGGAAGTAATAACACTTGGTCCTCAGTAGGTCCTAATTCTAAACCTATTACTATTTTAAGAAATGGTCAATACAATGATGGTAAAGAAGCTTGGGTTCCAATTAATGAAGATATTAACCAAGATTCAGGTTCAATTTATTTAACAAGTAATCAAAAAATACCTTTAAAGGTGTCAAGTAACTCTTATAAAAGTTATTCAACACAACCTACAGCACCAAACCAATATAATCAACCTCAAATTATTCTTAATTCAGGTCGATTAATATTTAATTCCTCACAAGACCATATTTTATTATCATCAGCTAAATCAATAGGTTTAAATTCTATTGAGAGTGTAAATATAGATACTCCTAAAACTGTAATTCAATCTGATAAAATATATTTAGGAGATAAAGAAGATAGTAATACTCAACCAATTCTATTAGGACAAGATACTGTTGATTTATTAGGGCAAATATTAGATAATTTATCTACTATAGTAAATGATTTGAGTATTTTAGTAGGGGTTCCTCCTGGTTCACCTTTTGGTAAACTTAACGCTGATAGTTCAGTTGCTACTGTAAATTTAAAAGCAGCTAAAAATCAATTAAATAAATTATTATCTAAAACCAGCAGAACAAAATAATGTCACTTCCACTTCCTTTAGATATTAATATTATTTCTGAATTAACTGCTAATTCTCAACCTGAAAATGAGAAACAAAAAGGTAATGCTAAATTAGGTAAAATTTTAATTAATTCTGCTTTAGAATTATCTCAAACAATGTTGCCTTTAGTATTAACTTATGCTCAACAATTAAATATAGATCCTAATGGAGAAACAATTCCTGATTTATGTCCTTCATTAGTGGTGTTAGAAAAAATTGTAATTCCTGTAAATAATATTATAGGTAAAATTAATACAACTTCTGATTTTCTTAATAAAACAGGCCAAATATTAACTATATCTGCAGCTGGTGCTTCTACTTTACAGTCATTAGCTAACCTTATTTCAAGTACATTACCTACTCTTCAAGCAGCAATAGTGGCAATCCCACCTCCAGGACTGCCTGGAGCCGTAGTTGGTTCTGTAGATATTTTAGATTTTAATAATAAAAATATCATCTTAGCTAATGATGGGACTCCAAAACTCCCTCCTATTTTAGCATCAGTAGGAGCAGCTAACATTGGTGTAGTATTATTATCAACTACTATTAATAATATAGTATCTATTTTAAATAAAATTATATCTTTACTCCAAAAGTGTTTACCTAATACTAATATTGATAACTTATCAGATACAGTAAACCAAATAATTAATTCTGTAATTCAATCTAGTTTAACTCAATCCCAAACCACTTATAACGGTTTTATAATTAACATAGAAGAAAAAGATTACTCACCAACAGTAAAACAAAGAAGAGCAGTTGGACAAAATTATCAAGGAATAACTTTAATTTCTACTCCATATTCTTTTACTGTAAATAAACAAACTTTAATTAATGAATTAAAATTAATAATTGATAAAGACAATTTAAAAGCTTATTAACTTAAATATTTATAAACAATGAAACCATCAGATTTTAAAAAAATTATCAAGGAGGCTGTTAAAGAAGCAATCCAAGAGGAGTTACGTGAAATTATATTAGAGGCAGTAAAATCTCCTAAAGGTACTCCTGTTGGAGTAGGAGGATATGGTACTATGACTGAATCAAAAGATACTTACGCTCAACCTCATGTTGCAAAACCTAAACAACTAACAGCTGAAGAACGCAGAAATATGTTTTCAGGCATATTAGGTGAAATGCAAGTTGGAGGAGTTGCTAATACCGCTTATCAAGGAACAATTAATCCTACAGGTCCTGTAGATACAATTAATGGATCTTTACCTGAGGGACAAGTTGGATTAGATCAAATTATGGCAATGATGAATAAATAATGGCTATTATAGTTAGAAATAAATTCCCAGTAGATACACAAGCAGCAAAAGCTGTAGGGGTAAATATTCCTTTTAGTGCGCCTGCTGTATTTCAATCTAACTATTTAACTAGAGATGCTATTAAAAACAATTTAACTAATTTTTTCTCTACTAGAAAAGGTGAAAGACCAATGAATCCTTTATTTGGTAGTATAATACAACAAACAGTTTTTGAAAATTTAACATCTGATATAGATGAAACATTAAAAGTAATAATTAAAGATGAAATAAATAGATACTTTAATTTTATAACTTTACAATCCTTAAATATATCTTCATCAGAAGACATAAACCAATTAATTATTACTATTACTTATAGTGTAGCTAATTTTGGTATAAACGATACTATAACAGTAACTATATAAAATGGCAATAAAAAGAGACATAAAATATTTAAATAGGGATTTTAACTCATTACGAGATACTTTAATAACGTATTCTAAAACTTATTTCCCTAATACTTATAATGATTTTTCCCCATCATCTCCAGGAATGATGTTCATGGAAATGGCAGCCTATGTTGGTGATGTGTTGTCGTTTTATTTAGATAATCAAGTACAAGAAACATACCTACAATATGCTCGTCAAACTAATAATTTATTTGATATGGCTTATATGTTAGGTTATAAACCTAAAGTTACATCAGTTGCCACATCAACTCTTGATTTTTATCAAACCCTTCCTGCAACTACTTTAGGATTAGAAACCATTCCAGATTTTAATTATTCATTAGAAATCCCAGCTAATACAGTAGTAAATTCTTCAACCAACAATAATGTACAATTCATTATTCAAGATAAAGTAGATTTTTCATATTCTAGTTCATCAGATCCTACTCAAATTACAGTATATCAAACAAGCGGAGGAGTACCTACTTATTATCTTTTAAAGAAGTCAAGACAGGCTATATCTACTACAATTAAAACTAAAACAATAAGTTTTACAGAACCTATTCCTTTTAATTATACTGATATTAATGATACTAATATTGTAGGAATTTTAGATATTACTGATTCTGATGGAAATATTTGGTATGAAGTAGATAATTTAGCACAAGATGCTATTTATGATTCTATAACTAATTCTAATACTAATGATCCTAATTTTTATTCTTCAACTGATACACCTAATTTATTAAAAATAAAACAAGTTCAAAATAGATTTGCTACTCGTTTCCTAAATTCAGGTTCTTTAAGAATATTATTCGGCTCAGGAAATCCTAATGATACAACAGAAGAAATCATCCCAAATCCTAATAATGTAGGTTTAGGATTACCTTTTGAAAAAACAAAACTTACAACTGCTTACTCACCTACTAACTTTGTATTTACAAACACATTTGGTGTAGCCCCAGCAAATACAACTTTGACAGTTAGATATTTAACAGGAGGTGGAGTCCAAGCTAACGTTCCATCAGGAGATTTAACATCTTTTAGTAATGCAGCTGCTGTTTTTAAAAACTCTACTATTTCAAATTCTTCTTTAGCTAATCAAATATATGCTTCTTTAGAAGTAAACAATCCAGAAGCAGCTACTGGAGGTTCATCAGGAGATAGTATAGAAGAAATTAGACAAAACTCCTTAGCAAATTTCCAAACCCAATTGAGAGCTATAACAGCTGATGATTATAATGTTAGAGCATTAAGTTTACCTTCTCAATATGGAAACTTATCTAAAGTATATACTATTAAAGAAAAATCAACTGATGTGATGTTAGGTGAAACTCCTAGTTCTTTAAACATGTATGTTTTAAGTTACAATGC